AGTGGTCTTAATTCAAAACAACTATCTGTCTGCATGTCTAATATTAGAAAGTATTATAGAAAAGTAGTTGGTCCGGATAAGGAGTTTGATATATTATGAGCAAACAAATGACATTTGAAGAAATAGAAGATAAAGTAAAAGATTTTAAAAAACTATTAGAATCTATAGACGCTAGCAGTGACAAAAAGAAAACACTGTGGAAAGAAATATATGAAAATGCTTATTTAGATAGAATGAATGCATATATGTTATTTACTGATGTATACATGGGTTTAAGTGGTGACAAATCAGATCACATTGCTTTAGGGCAAACAATGGCTAAATATTTAGAGCGTATGAATAAAGCTAATGACCAGTTAATCAAATTAGCAGAGATTATTTCAAAAGAAGAAGAAAAAAGCTCAAAGATAAACCCAGATGATTTGTTCTCGGAGATATCAAAATAATGGACGCGTCTAGATCAGGTTACATAGATAGGCTAAGAGTTAAAAATAATAGCGCCGGTGTGCTTAAGAAAGGCGTTGTGCAATATATTGTTAACGATACCGACAACTTTTCTATTGACGAAAATGACGTTGTTATAAATGAAAGATATGTTGACTCTGCGCCAGCAAATTCATTGTTAGTGTATGATGTAACTAAAGGAAAATCAGATGAAACGTTAATGGTTTTGTACCCTATGTTTCAATCGCATATTCAACTGCCAGTAAAAGTTGGTGAACATGTTTTTTTCTTAGAAGATTCTAGTGGGCTTGGTTATTACATATCACGAGTTCACGATACTAGAGCAGTAGAAGATTTAAATTATACGCATTCTCCTAGAAAATTTTTAGAAGACAGTGAAAGAACTACAGATCAAAAAGCTGAACAAAATAGTGGCAACAGTAATTCTAATTATGTGCCTGAATTTAATGATGGTGGAGAAACAGATGAAACTAAATCATTTGTAAACTTAGATTATGAACAAATTATTGAGAAGTCAAAAGAGAGCATTGTTTATGACGCTGTTCCTCCCTTGAAAAAAAGGTTAGGCGATTTAGTACTGCATTCAAGCTATAATTCATCTATTGTATTAGGTGCTGATCGCGGCCATATTGAAACTAACGAACGGCTGGAAGAATCAAATGTTGGTACAATACCTAAAAATAAATCTGGTACAATTGATATAGTAGCAGGTCGTGGTCAAACCCGAGGTGTTAATGTTGCAACTGCACAGTTAGAAATAACGAATGCAAGAAATGAAAATGAGCTAGATAAAGCTCCATATTTAAATGGACTTGAATTCAACGTTGCTACTGGTGATCCACATTTTAAGTATGATGATTCTAGAATTTATGTAAGTATGAACACATCCCCAGATGACAATTTCCAAATATCCAAAAGTTTCGCGCAAAGATTTTCTACTGATTATAATTTATTTGAAAACGTGCCAGCAATAGTTTTAAAAAGTGATCACTTAAGATTTGTTGCTAGAAAAGATGACGATATGTCTGCTAATGGCTCTATAAGGTTAGTAAAAGAGGGCGCTGTTGACACTGATGCCTGTTCAATAGGGCTAGAACCAGATGGTGAAATACACATAGCTGGTAGTAAAATATATTTAGGTCGGCCCAGTGCTAGTTTAAAAGGGCCTGGCGAAGGTGGTTCAGAACCTTATATAATGTACTCTGCATTAGAAAAATTATTAAATGATACATTTGATATTATTACTAATTTTTGCACAACCTTAGAAACACATGTGACGCCTGGTTTTGGTGCACCCAGTCCACAAATAACGGCTGCAGCAACAAAGTTGAAAACTGAAATAGGTTTTACAAGAAGAGCGATTGTTGATATAAAGTCAAAGAGGATATTTGGAGAATAAAATGGCATTAAACAAAGCTACATTAAAAAACAAAATTGAGACTGCATTTAAAAATCAATTACAAGCATCAAAAGAAAAAAATGCAAACCCGGAAGCATTAATTGCTGAATTAAGCCAGTCAATTGCTGATGCAGTTGATCAATATATAAGAAGTGCTACTATTATTGTGCCTCCAGGGCAGCCAGTGCAAGTTGTTGTCCCGGCTGGTACTGGTGCCACAGCAGGACCTTCATCACCCGCCACTATTTCATGAAATTAAGTTGTATATTTTTTACTATAGTATAATTATGCTTGGAGTGTTATAATGACGTCAAGCAGAAATAGAAAAGTATATGATTTTAAATCAGTAGGAAATAAGTTAGATGTAATCGTTGACAGTAACAAAGCTTTTGTTAATGAAACGACGCCTACTTTGCCTCCTATAGGTATACAGACACCAATACAATTAAGTAATGAAGATAGTTTGTTTGCTATGCATAAAGATATAGCAAAAAATGTTTCGGACAATTTGCGTAATTTAATATTGACAAATAAAGGTGAAAGACTTGGTAGACATGATTTTGGTGCAAATTTAAGAATCTTACTGATGGAATATACTAATTTAGAAGATTTTGAAAATGCTGCAGTTAGGTCTATAAAGCAAAACGTTAATAAGTATCTTCCATTTGTTTCTTTGGGGTCATTTCAAACTTTTACGGACCAGGTTGACAATAAAAATGTAGCTAAAATAGGGATAAGATTAACTTATTACTTGTATAACATTGATGACAAAAAAAGAATGTTAGAAATCAGATTGAATGTAGGAGGATAAAATGGCGAAACTAAAAAACTATCTAGCTCGAGATTTTGCATCTTTTAGGTCAGAGTTGTTAACTTACGCGAGAGCTTATTTTCCGACAAAGATTAATGATTTTAATGAAGCCGGCTTAGGCGGCATGTTTATTGATATGGCAGCATATATTGGTGATAACTTGTCGTTTTATTTAGATCATCAGTTTAATGAGTTAGATCCATCAACAGCAGTCGAGTTTGACAATATAGCAATGCATGCTAGAAATGCTGGGGTCGTCATAGAAGGAAAAGCACCAGCTGTTGCTGAGTTAACTTTCTATATAGATTTTGTACCTACCAAGAGTGAAAATGGAGAGTTAATGCCAGATCTAAAATTTGCGCCCACAATTAAAGCTTATTCTAGCTTTACTACTGATTCTGGCATTGTTTTTACGTTGTTAGAAGATTGTGACTTTGCCGAAAAAGATTTTAATGGTAATTTGTTGGCAGATGTTATTGCAGATCCTAATGATTCTTCGAACGTAATATTGATCAAAAAAGCAACTGTTGTTTCTGGTCAAGTGGTAACCGAGGATTTTGTATTTGGTTCAACACCGATACCATTTAGAAATATAACATTGGCTAATTCTAACATTAGTAGAATTATTTCTGTTTTAGACAGTCAAAAAAATAACTACTATGAAGTAGAAAGTCTTAGCCAAGATACGGTATTTCAAAAAATAGATAATCCAACACAAGAATATTCGACGCTAAAATTAGCAGCTGCTCCTTACAGATATGTAACTGAAGTTAACTTGTTATCTAGAAAAACAAAGCTTACCTTCGGTGGCGGAGATGCTAGTGAAAAAGAAGATGACTTAGTACCTGATCCATCACAGTTGGCATTGCCTCTTTATGGCCGAACCACTTTGTCTAAATTTAGTATTGATCCTAAAAATTTATTAAAGACAAAGACCTTAGGAATAACGCCAACAAATACTACTGTGTCTGTTACTTATCAGTATGGTGGCGGTCTAGACCATAATGTTGCTCCAGAAACAATAACAAATATTAATACCCTAGAAATGGTGTTTCAACCCGGCTTAAGTTTTGCCAGCATTGAATTAATTAGAAATAGTTTGTCAATAAAAAATGAGCTTGAAGCTAGGGGTGGTGCAAATGCATTGTCAATTGATGAAATTAAAGAACAAATATTAAGCGCTAAAAATTTACAAAATCGTGTAGTTTCGAAAGCTGATTTGTTAGCAAGAATATATAGCCTACCTAGTGAATTTGGCCGTGTCTACAGGGCGACAATAGTGCCAAATGAAAACAACCCATTGGCAACCAATCTTTACATTTTATCAAAAGACGCTTCTAATAAATTGACTTTTGCGCCTAGTTTACTTAAGAAAAATATAAAAACATATTTGAATGAATTTAGATTAATTTCCGATGCTATTGATATATTAGATGCACAAATTTTAAATTATCAAGTTAATATTAGCATAATTACACTGCCATCAGCAAACAAACTAAATGTTAGACAAGTCGTTGATGAAAAAATAAGAGAATTATTTAAAACCGAAAAAATCCAAATAGGTCAGCCTATCGTTGAAATGGATATATTTAATGCAGTTGCTAGTGTTACTGGTGTTTTTTCAATTTCAAATATTGAGGTTAAAAATATTAATGGCACAGTTGATGGACGTTCTTATTCGAATACAAGTTACAATTTAATTAAGGAAAAAGGAGTTTATTTTATACCGAGCAACTCTATTTTAGAGTTAAAATTTCCTGATAATGACATCAGTATTTCAATACAATAGAGAATGACATGCACAAAAAATATACTGCAAAAAATGATACATACATAACTAACAAGATATTATCAAATAATAAAAAGGCTATTCAATCTAACGTTGGTAAAGCTTCAACATTAGATTTATATAAGTTGTATAATGAAAATGATTATGCCGGCGAAGAAAACCCAATTGAATTAACCAGATTGTTACTTAAATTTGACACACCCGCAATCTCAGCTTCATTAAACGAGATTAATTTTAATGATCCATCTTTTAAAGTTGAATTAGAATTAAAAGACTTGCAAGGTTCTCAAATAGCACCAACAGATTACACTGTTAGTATATACCCATTAAGCAAATCTTTTGATGAAGGCGTCGGCCGAGATATTACTATGTTGTCTCATTTAGATAGTGCCAATTGGCTTACAGCTTCATATTCAAATGGCACATATTCTCTATGGAATACGGCTGGTGCTTCCAAAGAAGGCCTACTAGGTTCAGATGATATTGATATTATATCAAGCGGGAATTTAGGAAGTGGAATTGAGAAAATATTTGTCGATAAAAGTATATCAGCCAGGAACTCAGATTTACTAGTAGATGTTACAAAAATTTTTAGCGCTAGTGCCACCGGCATTTTACCGGATTACGGTTTTCTTATAAAATTTAGTGGATCATTTGAAACTGATCAAAAATCTTATTTTGTAAAAAGGTTTGCTAGTGCACAATCTGCTAATTCTTTTAAAAAGCCAACGTTGCACGTAAAATATAATGATCACATAGTTGATGACAGAATGTTTGCCACTTATAACACAGATGGTAAACTATATTTAAAAAACAAAGTTAACGGTAATAGTAAAAATTTGTTAAGCGGCAGTTCAACTATTGATGGCGCAAACTGTTTGTTAA